TGCAATTGAAAATGAATAAGTAATCTTAACCGCCGTACCATCATCATCTGCTTTGTTAGTCGAAACATTCCAACGCTGAGCACTCACATTCTTAACGGTTGGTGAGTACCACTCTGTAACATCAATATTTTTGGAGAGTGTAGCCTTCTGCCCTCTTGAATCTGTAACTGTCGATTTAAGAATAACTGTGTCAGAGGACTTAAACGGTTGAGTAATGAACCATGTATTAGGTCCTTGAGCAATCTGTCCATCAACCTCATTGTAATAGTAAGTAATTGAAGCACCATTCTTCGCCGTTGCTGATACATTACATTTGACTTTCGAAACACCCTGTATAATTGTTGATGCTCCGAATCTTTTTGCAATTGCAGCATCTTCATTTGTGTATGTGATGCCTGTAACAGTTGGACCATAACCTGAGGGAAGTACAACATCCAAGGTACAGTAATTACTACCGATGAATTTACCGGAACGACTGTATGTATCTACTCTGAAGCAAATATAGAACTGTGAAGCATTGGGCATCTTACTGATCAGTGAAGTTGGAACTGTCCATCTGAATTCATCATTCCACTGATTATCAGCAATCTGTTCAGTCTTATCATAAAAGCTGTACGTGATTACATGTCCGAAATCAGATGACGCTCTAGGTGTCTTGATTGTTACACTGTTTCCAAAATAAACTGATGCTGGAGAACAGTAAGGCTTTGTTGCTCTAGGAATGACGTCACAGTCAATACCACCCGAAGCAGATACACTACCTACGTAACTGCCCGAAAGAGTTACTTTCAGTTCCTGGCTGAATGAGAAATCAAAATGCTTGCCACCGTTGCTGTCATGAGGAATCTTGATATTCGTAACTGTCGCAAGTGTCTTTGTTCCACCACTCGTGCCGACACTTACACCACCCGACCATATAAGCACTCCGTTCGCCCACATAGAACCATATTTTGTGGCACTGGAATTGATACTCCATTTATAGTACATTGTCAATTTAGCAGTCCACAAATCATAGTTGCCATCCACGTTGACACTTGTTCGTGTCATTGTCATTGTGACATTACCATTTCCACTCGCAAACGAAGCGGAGCATGATGAAGATGTTGCCATTAGTCACCACCTACTTTCTTAAAAGTCAATGATCCATCGCTATTAATAATGAATCCGAAGTTTCCAATTCTTAATGAATTAGAAACCTCAATGTTAGAGTTGTACATTCTGTTATTTGCAAAATACGCTACTTCGTCATTGTTCTGAAGAATAGAGTATTTGCTGTTTGTCTGTCTTGTTTTGAACTCCGAATCCTGTTTACCAATTTCAATTCCTTCTGCATTGAATCTGATATAAGTGTTCAGTTGAGTTTGATTGCTTGATACTGTATCAGAAAGAGAACTAAAGTCTTCTTTCTTTACAAATCCCATCTGAATGCTTTCCGTTGTCTGCTGAATAGTAGATACAGTAGAAGCAAGGTTTTTACCATCAGAGGCACTGTAATAGTTTTCCGAGACAGTCTGTAAGATAGATGTCTTAGTCTGTTCTATGGATGAAGAAGCATCCTTTGTCGCCTGCTGCAGCTGATTGTTCATGTTGTTTATTCTATTGTCGTAATCATCAATGATTGACTTTAGGTCATTTGCAAGCACTGGGGTGGTCGTTGTATATGTTCCATCATCCCATAATATCTTTGACCTCACCCAATAATAATGATTGTCGATATAGTCATCGGGAACGCTTTTCCACCCGTTACTGTTTGAATCGGGCATTTGTGTTGAAGAATCAGATAGATAATACTCCGGCGTAATTGAACGGATGCCCTGTCCGTCTTCACCATCATTTACTTGCACAAGAGTTGTGCTCGCTGACGCCTTAATCATTTTATCAACCTTCTAACTGAGCGCTGAATGTAGCCTTATTTGAAACATCACCAGCACTGATTGTATATGTAGAGCCTGTCGCTACCGCGGTAGTTCCACCATCCTTATACCATTTGATAGTTCCTAATGATGCTAGAGCAGACCCACTCACTTCAACTCCACCCTTATAAATATGAGCAGTTAGAGTTGTAGCAATAGCGGTATTCTTGAAGATTGTTCCACCACTTGAAGTGATTGCCATCGTGATAGCATCTAAGCCATCCTTTCCGTTTGTGCCGTTTGTGCCTTTGTAGGAAACCGAATATGATTCAGTAGACTTACCATCCGAATACTTAACAACTGTTTTTGTCCATAGATACTGGCCATTTGCCACATTAGGAACTGTTGGACTCCATGTCCCTGTCGGAGGAGTTGTGCCACTTGTACCTGTTTGATATGTAACTGATGTTGAACTAACAGTAACACTTGTACCGTTTGAACCATTAGTTCCATTTGTGCCTTTATATGAAACTGAATAAGCCTCTGTTGATTTACCATCAGAATATTTGACTACTGTCTTAGTCCATAGGAACTGCCCGTTTGGAACATTAGGAACGCTAGAACTCCATTCTCCTGTTGGTTTAGTAGTCCCGCTGGCACCAATCTGATATGTAACTGATGTTGAACTAACAGTAACACTTGTACCATTCTGTCCTGTCTGCCCCTTGAATGCGATTGAGTAACTGAATGTCTTATTGATTGTGATATCACCATTCACAACGATAGGAATAGTGATAGTGCCGCTCTTAGTTAATGCAGACGTTGCGGTGATTGTGATTGTTGGCTGTAAAGATTTTCCATCAGATACCGCTGAAATACCAGTAGGACATGTAATGTTCCCTACAGTACACGATACCTGCTCACTACCACACAATGCCATCACCTGTGTAGTTGTTGTCTGTGTGCCGCTCACTGAATTAGTAGTACCTAAGAATGTATAGTTATCATTCGTCAATACCACCGAATATCCATCAGTTAAGTCGATAACGTCAACTTGGCCGACTGCCTTAATTCCCATATTTTTCCTCCTATACGTTTAATTCGCAGTTGAAAACTGCCTTGAATTTAATATCTTTTGCTGAAATCGTGAACATGAACCCATTATCATTCAGTCTTGAATCATCTAACGGGATCTTGCTGAATTCTGTCTCTCCGTGCCTTTTAATGAGCCACTGCAGATATGCATTATCTCCAAATGTTTCTCTCAGCTTTGAAGAGTTATCAATCACAACTCCACCCACATAGATATTTACTGTGAATATAGTTGCCACATCACTGTTCTTGAATGTCGTGCCATTTGATGATTCTATACACAATAATATAGAATCCTCACCCTTCGCTCCTGTAATGCATACCGGTGTACTGTATGTAACGGTATTATTGATCGTCGTAGCTGTTCTCTGCCATATGTAGATTCCAGCATGCCATGTTGGTGCAGTCTCTGACCACCCTGTTTTGGGAGGTGTAACACCATCGGTCGAACTTGCATATTCGCATACGAATTTCTTAACAGACCCCTGTGCTTCTTTAAGCGCTTCATCAGCCTTGTTCTCGACTCTTTCAAACGCTCTAATTTTCACTTCGCCCTTCTCGTTTACATATAGGCTAGGGTTACTTATCTCCCCCTTATCGTCTCTTTCACCTATCTTAATAACACCGTTATCAAGGTTAAGTTCGAACATTTCTCCGGTTATAACGCCAGTCGTGATAGCGTTCGCACTGAAGTTACCTTCCAGGTCGAACGCAATCTTTGTGAACGTTTTACCACCATCAACACTGTAGCCAAGACCACCACTAGAGAATTTCCACATCTTAGTATCATCACGTAGTGTCGGCGTGTTCATGATAGACCAGCCACTAGGCTGCCCTTCTTCGTTGAAGTCAACTCTGTAGTAGCCGCCATTATGCCCTAGAATGTTCTCACTGTTTGTCTTGAGTGCATTTGTGAGTGTGTTGTACAACCTCTTTACAACTAACTGCGTAGGCGAGTTTGATGTACTCATCACAATTTCACCGTTGGAACCTTTGCAAGTGATACTGTCCTTCATACCCGTCAGATTGATTGTGTGTTCGCTTAAAATAACATTGTGAAATATACCGTTGTTATCTTCTACTTTGATGATGTCACTTATCTGTAACGACGGATTCCCTCTCCATTCAACAGTCGATGGACTATAAGTAAAGCCATTCACTTTCTTGTATATTCCATCAAGAATTTCTTGTGTCATATACGGATTCTCAAATGATATGCCATAGCCGTTACCACTAATCAATCCATTGCAGGACACGCTTGTGATCTTCACATCATTGTCGGATGTTAACTTGAATCCACTCTGAAACTGATTATCCCATTTAACTTTAAAGCCACTGTCTTCAAACCAGTAGCCAATCAGTTTGTTGCTTTCATTCATGCGCCCATTCAATCCCATGAGTCCTAAGCAGTAGCCCATAAATGTTTTGCATGTAATGTTTTCCTGGTAGCCATCTAATGTAATGCTTGGGATATTGTCAATTGCAGATGTGATATTGCACTGTCTGCATATGTCTTGTATTGCTTCTTCTAATAACGCTGGATATTTAATGCCTGGCTCGTATTCTGCATTCATTCTATAGATGCTATCGTAGCCGCTGACAGTAACAATCTTACTGCCCATGCTGCTTTCTATCTCATCTATATAAAATGTTCCTTTATCAACAAACTCATATTCACCATTCACAAGCAGCCCACTTTGAATGCTGAATATTCCGTTTTTTAAAGGGATTGTATCATTGGGCATTTCGAACTCCACGACTGCCTTCGCACTGTTGAGTTCACCAATTGTGACTTTTTCATCAGAATTCGCTATCTCATTCAGTGAAACAGAAATAACTTTATCATCTTCCAATAAAGTATCTCCGTTGAATTTCACTCTTGCTTTAATGTTTCTAGAAGGTCCAACTATAACATCTTGATATTGTCTGCTTGTGTTAATCATCATTGCCCCTCCTTCTGATTATTTCTCGATAAGGTTGAATGTTATACTATCCCATATCCATTCTTGACTTGCCCTATCATATTTGAACATCTGACAGTTTCTGTCACCGACATAAGCTGTCATTGTTCGTTTTCCAAGTTCCGGATCTAGGTATGTGACAGTAACGAATTCATCCTTGACGGCTTGCAACAGGCGTTCCGCCTTTGACTGCGGAATAGCAGCAAAGGTCAAGATGACTTTTTTCTTAACCCCCGCTCTATCTCGTAGCATATCTCCGTTTTGGTTTCTTCCGCTTCCGTCCTCCCTGTCAACATCACTTAGCTGTACTTCGTATTTGCTAGGGAAACATCCATAGCCGTTTATAACTAAAATATAATCCATGTTGTCTCCCTCCTTTTAGAATAGTAGTGGGCTATGTCCTGTCTGCTTGACCTTGCCATTGTGGTATTCGATGACAGACTCACCGATCGCTTTGCCGTTTAGAACGTTCTGTACTGTGATTCTCGTAGTGCCACCAGCACCAGGACTATTCACACCGCTCATTGCACTTCTTACGGCACTTGCAATACCCTGTACAATCTGATCGTTATTCGCAACAGCAGTTCTGCGACCGATACGACCTACTAATTCCGGTCCGGCTTCTCGAGCAATGAACATCTGACCTGTGTCTGGGAATCCACCTCCAGCACGTAAATCAATATCAAATCCAAAATTCCCTATTTTTAATACTTTCTTGGCAACTTCAAGACCCAATTTTATTGGTTTAAAAGTAGGAATTGAATTTAGGAAAGCTGCTAGGGTTTTCTCAGCAGTCTTTGTAGTCGCTTTAAATTCTGCTTGGTGAGACTCAAACTGCTTTTTACTGTTTTTACTAGTCTTATCAACTTCGTTAGTGACTTTTGAACTATCTCTGCTAATCTTCTTGGCTAGATTGTCAATATACTGCTGACCTTGCTCAGTACCGTTCTTTTGTGCGTCTTTTAATTCGCTTACATAGCGCTTTCCGTCTTTGCTCTTTTTGTCGATTCCATACTTATCAAGTAAAGACATCAAGGCATCGTACTGCTCTTTTTTAACTGCTTTAATATCGTCAGCCTGTTTTTTCAGATTATCATACTGCTTCTTTAACTCAGCCTTATCGGCTTGCGTTAATTCAGCACCTTTTGCTTTTGCAGTAGAAAGCATCTGTTCGTAAGTCTTACCTTGACTGAATGCTTTCTGAGCCAAGTCTCCAAGCAACTGAACTCTCGCCTGTTTGCTTGCTTCCTGTTCTGTCTTACTTAAGGTCTGCCATACTTTTCCGTTTCCGTCGCACTTGGCGTTAAGGTCATTTAGGCCGTTTGCTAAAGAACTGTATGTATATGTGCCATCTTTCGCTAACACTCCATATTGTGCGACGATGAATGCAGTAGAACTTTCAACAGTTCCGTCTGTTGCCTGGATTGCTTTATTGTACATATCGCATCCTTCGGTGATATCAGTCAATTTATTCTTTGCATTTTCTACAGCGCCACTTAACTGATTTGTCACTTTTTTCTGATTATCAAGTTCATTTCTAAGGTAAATAGTAGATCCTGTGTGATTGGCTTGAGCATCGGCAAGTCTTTTTTCAAGTTCTGCTTCTTTTTCTTTAGATTCATTGAGTTTGCTAGTTGCTTCTGCCAATTGCTTTTTGGCTTCTATTCTCTTCATGTCTGCTTCAGCAAAATCTTTGCTATACGCTTCAATTACTGCCTTTCGCTTAAGCGCTTCAATAATTTCGTTGATCGCGTTTTTTTCCTTGCCCCAATTAGAAATCACACCATCATGAATCTTAATGTTAGTTCCTAACTGACTGTTAAGTTCATCAACGAAGAATTGTGCCTGTTTTACACTGCCTGTGATTTTACCGTTCGCATCAACAATGTTATACAATTTGCTAGCATAGTCCGCAGCTACATTGGCGTTCTTTATGCCATCACTAGCATTATTTCTCGCTTCTTCGCTTGCGTTTTTCCATTCTTTGGCTTGTTCCTTCAATCCATCAGATAGTCTTTTTGCTGATTCTAACGCATTTTCCTGTGCATCAGAATTATCCTTAACTCTGCTCGTGAATATCGCTAATGCAGCGACTGCGATAGTTATAGCACCAGCGACAGCCACTAACGGATTGGCCGCAAGAAACGCAAACGCACTACCTAACAGTCCTGTTGCAGTTGTTGCTCCACCTTCAGCCACGCTCAATACACCGAGTTTAGTACCTAATGCAGTAACAGCGGTACTAACTCCACTAAGTATACCGTTAGCATCATTTAATCCTTTGAAGCCAGTGACTAATGTATCGAGTGCCTTATGTGACTTAACAAAATCCTGTACCAAAAGTTCAAGTGCAGAAATTCCTTCTTCTTTGAAAAGTTCAAATACTACCTTCAACTTGCTTACGGTACTGTTCACATCGTTCAAGTCATTGATTACCTTACCCCACTTCATAGAAGCAATAAGTGTTGCTACAGTAGTGGTTAATGCTGCTAATAATGTTTTTGACTGACCGATAGCCTTCAATGCTTTTCCTAATGCACTGATACCGACCAAAATAGTGTTCCCTACTAATTTTCCTAGGGCAACAGTTAATTTTTCTAGGAAAGTGATAAACGGTCTTAAATTCTTAAGAGCAGCACTGACTCCCTTTAAGGCATCTGCTAAAGCACTAACTCCTGTAGGAATAACTTTTTCAATGCCCCATTTCGCTAATGGTATCAATACATTTTTGAAAGCATCACTTAGATATTTTCCTACAATATCTGAAAGTTCTTTAAAAGCCTTTGATAAACTATAAACGCTCTTTAACGCTGGCTTGAAATCGAGGTAGAAAGCAAAATTACTCAACTGCTCACTAATGTCTTCAACAGAATGAAGTAAATTATTTGCAGCATCCCATAGATTCTGAATGATCTTTGTTCCTAGTCCGGCTTCATCCCATGCTTCTCTGAAACGCTTTGCTAGATACCCGACGAAGTCGCATAAGTTCTTAACGATTAGCAGAATTTCGCTTACCGTCTTCTTGCCTGTGCCGTTCTGCCATACCTCTCCAAACGATCTGCCGATACTCTTTGTGAGTTCAGATAATTCATTTAAAGCAAACTTAAAGCTGTCCATGACTTCTTTGCCGTACTTGTTCCAACTATCAGTGACAGGCTTAAATAGTTCCTTTAATCTCTTTTCTATTTCGTCTGTATCTTTCTTTAAGCCTTTCAAGAAATCATATTGTGGCAAGTCGATATCACCGATACCAGCACCACCACCGATACCGCCACCACCGGATCCACCACCGGAGCCGCCACTGTCGGAATCGTTCTTTGGACTGTTTAGAATGTTTAATTCATCAAATCCTAATGTCTGTAATTCTTTCTTTAAGTCTTTTACTTTCTTGGTTGCTCCACCCACTGATGAGCCCGCATCCTTAGCACTGTCTGCCATGTCATTCATAGCACCAGAGCCTTTTTCTAAGCCGCTATAATCAATAGTTGGCAATTTAAATCCGAATAAGCCAGCCACAAAACTAGCAAACTTATTCAGAAGTTCAACTGCTACCTGTATATAAGGAATTACTGCCGTAGCAAATACGCTCGCAATATTACCAACTGCACGTCTAAGTAGTTTAAACTGTTGTGCCAAGATACGTACGGCATTACTAGGCGTATTGATTGTACGTGCCATATCATTAAATACATCTACTTTGCTGGCATTATTCATGATAGTGATGTATCTCATGATTGCCTGTGTGTTCTGATCCCAGGTGCTTACGTTGCCTTGTAAGCCGTATTTAAGACCTGTCTGTTTGACCATCGCAACAGATACGTTGTTACCATATTCCTTCAAGCCTTTAATCTGTCCGGACATGGCACTCTGTATTTTATCGAAAGCAGTGCTTACATCTACGTTCATTAAAGAACTATAGTCATATGATAACTGTGTTAGGTTCTGCGACATTATCTGTGCTTTGTCGCTCGCCACACCAAAGCCTTCAATCATCATATTAAGTGTGCCCTGGTACTCCATCCATTTGCCTGGATCGATGCCCATAGCATCACTGACCTTTTGAGCAAATGCGCTGGCACTTTGTGATGCACTGCCCATTGCGACATTGAACAGGTTTAACTGTTCTATATATTCTGCACTTTCATCGTAAAAGAAACTGAATGCAGAACTTATTGCCAAGAAAGTGGATTTTACATTTCGTGCTCCACTTACTAAAGAACTGATTGCTGAGAACAGTCCACCTGTATGAGTCTTAGCGCCTCTAGACTTAGAATTATAGGCATCTAGAGACTTGGATGCAGAGGCTACTGCACTCGGCATTTTACTAAACACATCAGACAACTGATTGCTGTTCTGTGCAAGTGGTGCCATGGCACTTGAAATCTGATTCATCTGCCCACCGAACTTGCCTAAGTCTGCCTGGTCTAATTTGCTGATGACTTTAGATATATCTGATAAACTGTCCAAAGTTTTGCCAAGACCGCTTTTGCCGATTTTTTCTAAAGGTTTCATTGCTTCAGCGAGATTTCTTATTCCTTTAGAAAAAGCATCAACATTTTTGGTGTTTAAACCATTGACTACTTTGTCAAGCCTTGAAAGAGAGTTCAAGGTAGTTGCAATATTGCCGTCAATCTTAATACCTTGATTTAATCTTTGAAGTGCACCTGTCAACTTATCTATTGCGCTGACTGCTCCATCAACATCACTTTCGAATACTATCGATAATTTATCTATATCAGCCATATAGTTTCAAACCTCCTTCCTTAAAAAATAAGGCTCTCGGTTCGGCTCTAAACTTTATATAGATTAACGAAGTTTCGCATCCACGCTTCTGCCTGGACCTCTGCTTCTTTCTTTAGTTCTTCTTCTTGCTTTGCCCCATCAAATTCATAAGGCTTATTGGTATATTCTTTACACTGTTCCCCTTCCTTACGGCACCATGTATTGAACACAATAGCCGACACGGCATCATAGATATACATTCCATTTATCCAAGCCATCTGATTATCATAATCAAACTTCATTTTCTTGGCTTTCTGATAATAAACCGTAAGATATGGGTCACTACACCAATACTGTTCATAGGTCATCCCTAACGCAAGATAATAGGGAAACCACTCATTCATTACTTTCCTATAATCATTTGTGGACGCATTGGCATCACTTTCGCCTTCTATACTGTCCACTCGATCGCGTTTTTTTCTGGTTCTCCTAGGAATTCAATTGGTTCAGAGAACATTTCTACAAGCACTGCAAATAGATGCTCTTTATTGCCAAGATTCTTTAAAATCTTTTCTCTTGTATTGATATCTGTATCTTGATGATTCATTTCAAACGAATTAATGAATAATTCATAAATCGCATCAAGTGGGTTCTTAGCTGCTTTTTCAATTTCAAAGCCTTCTCCAACCATCTTACCGACAATTTCTCTTGTATAACCTAATTCATAATTCTTGCCTTCGTATGCAAACTTGATTGTTGTGCTATTTGATTTTTCCATACTTGCTTATCTCCTCTATAAATTATTAAAAAAAGGCGCCGATTAAAGCGCCTCTAACTTATACGTTATCAGTGCTTTTTGCTCCCCATTCAGGTGCACCTGTAGGTGTGATATATAAGTTAGTTTCTAAGATACTGTTTACTTCAATTGCTGGTAAACCTGTCTTTGATGGCTGACCACTAAAGTAAACAGATTTTGCTAACTTAGGATGCTTGATTTCAAACCATGTAGCCTTGCCTGTCTTTGCAGCTTCTTCGTACTTTCCAATTAAGGCATCCCAAACTGTAATGAGTTCCTCTGTTAGGTTTGCTGTGAATGCTAATGCTCCACCTAAGTCCTTTAAGCCTTCAATATAAGTCTTGTACTCTGTTTCCATTAGATCAGTAGATTCTAAAGTTTCCGGACTTGGATTTAGTTCCGGAACGGACTTGATGTCCGGAATTACAGTGTACCCACCAGTTGGTCTAGTACCCGCTGTCGCTTCAACGGCATATCCTACAGTTACGCCAGCTGTGTTGATTGCTACTCCCATATTTATCCTCCTTAATATTGTGTTTCATTTTCTTTCTTATATCTCATGATTCTTCTTGCTATAGTATCATCAGCGTTAACCATCGGCTGGTTAAGCATTCTGCAATAGCCATGAGTTTTCAATACATTGTCAATTACTAATGATATCGATTTGCATATTTCTTCCTTCTGCTCTTTATCATTAGAATAGATTTCAATGTACTGCGTAATATGAGCAACATTTTCCATCTCGTCAAATGTACTATATCGTTTATTTACTACGTTGTTCTCTTGAATGACAGATACTGCCGGAAATCTAGGTGGTTCAGAAGATAATTGTTTTCCGATAATATAGATATCATGAAACTGTTTTCTAAGTTCATTTGCAATTTCAGCAAATAATCCATCTTCTTTGTCAATCACTGTTGAAACACCTTCTTTACAATATCAATAAGTTCTGCCCTTAAAGTCTCGTATGTGCCATGAGCGAACGGTCTAGATGGCATACCTTTTGTCCACTGCCATTTGCCTTCATCACGATAATACCACCCATCATCACCGTGATTATTGACATCATAGTGATATCCGATGGTATCGTGTGGATGCGGCGAACGTGAGCCAACGATTCCGGTTCCGAATTCTACAAATAAAGCGTGTTCAGATGCATTGTAAATAGTGACTGTTTTACCTGTGCATTCATATGACACACTATTAATTAAATCGTCCTTAGAATAAGGCATAGGATAGGAATCTATCTCTCTGACCATCACTTCAAAGCCATGCTCACCGAGTTCTTTCATGAGAGCGGCTTGCTTATATTTCAGTGTTTTCTTGTATTCCTTAAGACTAGAGATGGCTTGACTGATACTTTCATCGTTCAGCCTAACCTTTATATTCCTTGATTGCATATCTCTTCTCCCTCTTGCTTACTGCGACTTTTGTCACTACGTAATTGTGGGTCTCTGACGTATCGACGCCAATCCATAATCTAGAATATTCATCAATAGGACAGCTGGTATCTGTCGTAACCATCTCTCTGTCATAATCAGTATCTTTACCGAATACGTTATAATTCGAATCGCCTTTTGCTGCAGAAAGTGAAATTTTTAATTTTGTCGGCTCAGTATAGCCGCCTATTCTGTTGCCGTATTTATCCGTAGCACTATCCTTTTGGAACAGTGCATAGTAGATTGTGAACTGATCTCTCTTGAAGTTTCTCATTTAGAATACCTTCGCTTTAGGAATGATTTCCCTTAAAAGTGCAGGTGAAACATCGGCGCTTGCCCATTGTCTTGTTACTGCATTTTCTGTGTGAGTCAGTTCTCCTTCTGCACCGGCTTTTGCAAATAATTCCACTGCAATTCTTATCTGCAGATCCTTGTATCTATTCTCAAGAATATATTCTCCGTTGTCATCAACAGGAAAATCATGATAAGGATAGCGATTTGAGAGGATGATTAACTTAGCACTTTGCAGAAGAACCACTAAATCATCGTCATCAACATCATCATCTTTTAATTTGATTCTTAGTATTTCTTCCTGTGTCACGTTTATCATCCCCTTTCATATTCACTATTCCACTTCTTTTGCGAACTCTTTTTCAATGAGTTCCATTGCTCTGATTTCTGTAACTTTAATCACATCCCCTACTTTGCGTAGGGTCTTTTTGTTTTTTGCGTCATAAAACGCTTTAATCACTTCTACTTTTTTCATTCTCTACCCCTTTCTAGACTGTAGGAATTTCATCCCCCGCAGCGAGTCCACTAGTTGCACTCTTAACAACCTTTACAATGTAGTTCTGATTTGTTAAGGCGAAAATACCATACTTTCTTAAGAAGACTGTATTTTCGCGCTTGTTAGCATTTTCTGGTGAACGGCTTCCTCTAGTTGAAGATTCGGCTTCTGCACCCTTCTTGTTGAAGTAAGTGACTGCTTCTTTAGTTGCTACTGCAAACTGCCCTTTAGTTGCTAAAGCAGATGTGTAGATGTTTACACCAGCAACTGTTCCGATGTAGCCGCTACGTGCATATGCCTCAACGTACTTAAGTAATTCCCCTAAGTTCTTACGAATTTCTGCAACATCATCCTTGTGAACTAATGCGAAAACGCCTAATCCTGTGATTTCAGTTGATTCACTGATTTTTAAGTCCTTGATAGATGCTACTGCATCAACGAAAGAGTTGAAATCGAACTTAGCAGTCTCTACTTTCTGAGTGGCTTTTGCAAATTCAGCAATAGCCTTCTTGTTGGCAGTGTTAAACATGTCAACTGCCTGGTGTTCTAAGCCTTTATCAACTACTAACGGATCTTCCATTTCATCTTCATCATACCAATCGAATCTGTTCTGTAATGTCTCGATTGTGTATTCTGTTTCAGTGTAGCTGGCTGTGATTGACTTAGTGTTTCCTTCACCTTTTGCTACTGTTTCCGTACCGTCAGTTGCTACATAAGTACGGATTTTTTTCTTCATGCCAGGTTCGCCTGTTAATGAGTTATCAACAGTACAGAACTGCATTAAGTCTAGATATGTCTGGTATTGGTCTTCAAACTTGTTTTCCAATACATAATTAGGATATGGTGTGTTTGCCATATATCTTATTCTCCTTTGCCGTAAATTGACTGATATTCACTAGGATTTTCTTCAGCGAACTTCATCTGTTCCCTTAATGACATTGTGCTTAACTTCTCTTTTGTCATAGTATCGTCGTGATTATCGTCCTGTCCTGGCGTTTTAGTATTGTTTAACGCCTCTGCTTTGTATTTCTTGTTTAATTCAGCATTAAAAATTTCCTGCTGCTTGAAAAATGATTTCATATCACCCTCGGCTAAAGCACTAGCCACTTTGTGCGCACTCTCCTCGTTATATCCCATAGATATGAATTTTTTCTCATTTTCCATGATTGATAGTTTTTTTGTGAGATCAGCGTTTTGACTGGCCAATTCATCTAACTGTCTCTGAGTTTCTTCTTTATTAATCTCTTCCTGTGATTTATTCGCATTGAGCTGCTTTCTATAATTGGCTGCTTCCTTTGCATTTTTATCACTCTTATCTTTCATAGCGTTATATTCTCTGACTGATACAGTAGAATTGTCTGCTTCTAACATTTCGATTAAATCTTCGATTGTTGTGTCTTCAGTTAATCTAGCGCCTAAAATTTCTCTTACGTTCATTTTGGTTCTCCTTGCTCTTTAAAGTTTTTCTCTAACTATGTATGTGCTTTTTAAAGTTTTTCTCTAACTGTATTTGTGCTCTTTAAAGTTTTTCTCTAACTCAAATATACTAACTCAAATATGCTAACCGGAATTTACAAATGACATCTGCATATTCTGGTCATCGGTTACTGTCGCTGGGTTATCTCCCTGTGGATTGCTTTGCAAATCCTTATCTTCACTATTGACAGTTGTATTTAATTCAGTGTTGTATGCTGCATCTAGGTATTCCTTGCTATCCACATATACCTGCTGAGGGTCGCTGAATAAGTCAGCAGTCTGAATGGCAACTCTTGGATGGATGCCGAATGTCTTCATGTTTAGAAGCCCCTGTGTCTTGACAAGCATGTTTGTAACCTTGTTTCTAGAGAACTTGATGTCAATATCTCTTAGTTTGACTTCTTCCTTAACAACTGTATTGCTTCGGTCGAGAATGTTTTTAACGATAGCGAGGAACTTCTTTTCCCCTTCATCGAACATCTCTTCAAGTCGATAAGCATCTTCTTCTGCTTCCTGCCATCCACCACTCAGCATAGATGACTGCCCTGTTGTAGAACCACTCTGTGCTTCTCTAGAAGGCATAGCGCAGATCTGCAGTAACTGAGCATATAAGTAATCACTAAGACTTTGAATTTCATTCTGATTAAGTGATGTCTCAATAGTCTTTACAGATGCTGTAGTTCCGTTTCTGCTTGTTGTGGATAATGCACCATTCTCTCTAAGTTCGTCATAGTCTTCTTTATTCATGTCAACGTTATCAAACCAAATGAACGACTGTACATTCTGTGCCAGTCCATTCAGTCTGTCGCTCGTACATGTGTTGATTGCGTTTAACAGCCCGATGGCTCTCTCAAAGCAACCCATCTTGTCATAATCCTGTCGATATTCGACAATAGGAATTGCTCCGATACCATTTACGCTTTCTTCGACATCGCCGACATGTGTATCTGTGAACTGAAACACCCTGTCATTTGTGTAGGCCGTATAATGCGTTTCTTCTACAACCCCTTTATCGTTCATATCACGCCAGTATGTGACTGCAAGTAACGGCTCGTGAAAAATGTCGGGACTGTAGATGATGAATGTGTTCATAGGGTCCAGGTTGACAATTCTAAAAGGTGTATAAGCATTCTTGTCCTTCTGAGGAAAAACTCCTCTATATCCAACACCGCATGTCAGAAATGTCTTTGCTAGTTCCTGGTCCTTTGTGTGCTTTCTTTCATCAAAGCACATGCTGTTTAGTTCACCGATGTACCCATCATCCTCATCTGATGTAGTTTCGCTCTTCAATTCCTGTTCAGCCTTCTGAACATATCTGATTGGCGAACCAAACACGAAAGCCGTCTTGAAATTAACAATCTGTGATGCGTGATTCTCTACTATCTTCTCGTTAATTTCGGGCCTTACAGGCTTCTCTCTATCAAGGATGTCCTGTCTTCCCTTCTCGTACTCGATAAGGTACTTTATATCCTTGCGGTTTAATTCGTGTGTCTGCATCGCATATGTGACTACTCTCTGAACATTATCTCTTGTGATTTCTGATTCACTTGAATAGATTGTCTTTCTACCTCTGTTAATCACCAGCGCTGCCTCCTTCCACACGAATTTCTATTTCTTTCTTGTCTACCTTGCACCAGAGATAAAGCGTACCGCTTGTATCGTCGCTTACTCTGCCTAGTATCTTCTTTTTCCCTCTCTTCAAGCAGAGAGGACAGTATATATTCTTTTTCATTGATTTCCTCCCTGTAATGAACAGATATGAGGGATGCCTTGTAGGTGACATAGGGGGTAGGCAAATGAATGCAGGCATCCCTAATATCATTGTATTTTGCAGAGAGAGAAACGGCGCCTTTTAGCACGGTCTTTTGAATATTTCTTTTATCGTTCCATAGCCTCCGTACAGTCTGTCACACAACTGTGACAAGCTGTCGGGTGCATCATCATGCTCGTTCTTGCCGAGTATCTTGAATGAGAACAGGTTATTCATGAACATTGAATACTCCTTTGAGCGTTTGCCCGGCTCAAGGAAATAGAACTCTCTAATATCGGGAGCGTTCTGAAATATACGTACCTCTTTTGCCTTTGTTGTCGGCGCACTGTGTGATGTTATGACACATTTGTAGCCAAGTCGTTCAAGTTCCTTCTGTACATCTTCAGCATAGCCCTCACCACCGTTATTCTTTTCGACATCGCAGTCCTGTACACCCCACGAAGCGATTTTCTTAGCCACTTCCGGCTGTGTTATTCTCTTATCGCCGTTATTGAACACTACATCGGGTATATATACAGTTCCATCTGCATACTGATAGGCTATAGGAGCACTCACGTAGTCACCACCGCCCCAGGCAGTATCTACCACGGTCAGTCTTCTGACTGGTTCCTCGTTCGGCAGTATTCCGTTATAGAACTTCATATCTCCACCGTTAAACAATGCTCCCTCACGTTCTACAGGCTCTCCCTGGTACTGTGCGAACCATGATGCCATGTCATCGTTTCTCTCGAATGACGCCCTTCTCTGCTGATAGTATTCAGTAGAGAATCCAACGCCATAGTCATAGTCGAAATTGGATTCATCATTCTCATTGAGCGCTGGCAGATTCACAATCTTATACTTTCTTGACTTGAAGTTCGGATCATTCAATATAAGGTCCTGTCTTAGACCGGCTGGGTCAACAAGCGACCATCTAGTACCTATCCACAACACCTTGCTTCCCTGTTTAGCACGTGTGATGAGGTTGTTATCCACTAGTTTCCATGTCTTGTACATACGCTCCGGATTAAGTGCTTCTTCAATACCGCCAATCAAGTCATCACCGATAAGCACGCCGTTACAGTCACACGAACCATTCAGTGTTCCATAGATAGAACGACATGTCAGTGTCGGATATCTCTTCTTTCGCTCTAAATCCAGTGTGTTTAATCTAGAGTTCTGATTCACTATGACGGATGCTGGGAAAATCTCACTGTATGTATAGGTCATATTGTCATTGATGATTTCATTTATACCTTCATAGAACGAATGCGTAATCGTGTCAGAGAAACTGCTGTACAGATTCGTCTTTTCTGAATTGATTCCCATGAGCCATGTAAGAAAGAACATGATCAGTGTTGTCTTGCCTACTCGTGGCGGCATAGAAATAAACAGCTCCTGCAGGTTTCCGTCATGGAGGTCCTGCAGATCTTTTACTACGGTTTTCAGTATCTTCATTCGAGGACGGTAGAACTGCTCATTGACAGGTCTGTTTATCTCGAGGTAGAGCATATAGTCCTCGAATGAATAATGCGCCGTAAACAGGAATGTCTTCTTATACATCTGATACATGTTGTATCGCTCCTCGATATCCTTGCTTCTGTTGCTGTTCGCTTCAGCAAGTCTGTGTCTTAAGTCCTTGTTCAGATGTAAAAGCGTATCCTTGTCGTTCGTAGCATAGCAGTTCAGTACGATGTCATACTTGGCAGTAAGACTGTCAGTACTCTTGTACAGTTTCACTTTCTTCTTATCTATTGCCATATTTCCTCCTTCATTGCACAAAAAAAGAGCCTACACCAAATGTGGTGCATGGCTCTAGGCTCTATGCTTATAATATGTTGCTCTGCTCACATTGCACTGCTTGCAGGCATCTGTTATAGATACACCCTGTCTGACCAGGTCATCTACCTCTTCGATTGAGACAGTCGGTCTTCCAATGCTCTTTCCTCTCTTGCGTGCAGCTTTGAGACCTTCAACGGTTCTCTCCACCATCATGTCATGCTCCTGCTGAGCGAGTGATGAGAGCACTTCGAGGATTATGTTGTTTATCATCTCGATGATCCATTCCTGTCCGTCCAGTTCAATCATGGTTGTAGGCATATTAAGTATTCTTATTATAACACCCTTTTCCTGGAAAAACCTAATCTCATCCTTTATGAGCTGCTTATTTCTCCCAAGTCTGTCGAGTGCGTGGATGTATAGTTCATCGCCTTTCTTTATCGCTTCCTTCAACTTGCAGTAGTTCGGTCTGTCGATTCTTGTACCCGTGTACTTGTCACTGAATATATAGTCTACATTGTATGAGCGCAGGCTGTCTATCTGTCTGTCGAGAGACTGCTTTCCTGTACTCACTCGTGCGTAGCCGTATTTCATCGCCATTTGCCTCTGTTGTCTTCTCTATCGGGCACTTCATCTAACACAATCGTTCTTTCTGCTCTGTCATTACCACCTCGTGGTCTGATGATGATGTCGTAGTCGAGTTCGTTGCATATATTGATTAGGATGCTGACCTTTGTGTCGCTCACTCTAGATATATTGCCAATACTGGCACTACTCTTATATCCTAGTCTGTCTGCAAGTCTAGCAAATGAGCTGTTATTGTCATCAATCATCTTTCTTAAGCATTCTTTTAAATTCATAATATCTACCTCCTAGGCATAGTATATCATTGCTCTCGGTATGTGTCAACACTAATTAATGTATGACCTTAAAATTAGGCCGTCGGTGGTAGCGGGGTTGAGCACCTTCGGTGTAACCCTCGAAAATAGTGGGCGGGGCGGGGTATCAAAAAAAGATTATGTCTGAAAAACGAACGATTAAAAGACATTAAAAAATAATCATTAAATAATGCTTTTTACTATTGACATTAATCATTATCTAATGTATTATACGTGTGTGGTCATTAATAAGTGACTAAAGATAGTTCATTGATAATTGAATACGTGAAAATCTCAAAAGGAAAAGAAAAACGTATATATACATATTGCTATGTATAGTATTAAAAAGAAAAGAGATTAATTCACAACGTACCAATCTATATATAGATGTACATATTAGAATTAATCTCTTTACATTAGTGCTATATGTTTTGGCGAACGAATAGCAACATGATTATATCATATGTTTTTCTTAAGGTAAAACATTATGGATAATTTAGTAAAGTATTATGACCACAACGAATTCAGTTACATCTTAATGAGTGAAATTGAAGAACTTAAACAGGATTATCACATTAAATATTCAGATTTTGAAGACTGCTATATTAATATGAATACTAGTAGTTATGGTTATTGTGATAATGATCTTCTAACAAACGATACTATAGAAAGTGGAAATTATATTTATTGTGAAGACACGGAAGATTATCAACTAGAAGAAGATACAATTTACCTAGAAGATACATGCGAAACTGTATCGTATAGATATGACTATCAAACGTGTGATAATTGCGACCGTCATTTTAGCCGTGATTATGATATGCATCATAGAGATGGTGACTATTATTGTGATGAATGCTGGGAAAATGTGAACCATTACATCTATGATTATCATTGTTATAATGGTGAATATTACCCGCGCTCATTAGCGCGTGAAAGTCCTTTATTTATGGGGTTTGAATTAGAAGTTGATAATGTGCGCGGAGAATATGAGGATTTAGCTTCTAGCGTTCTAACTGGTGATAATACAGGCGTATTACATTGTGAATATGATTGTACGGTTGCTTTCGAATTCATCTCCCAACCTTGCACATTGGAATATCACAAGAACCAACATTATAATGATTGGTTTTTCAGTGAATTAGATGGCAAGTGTCAATCACATGATGCCGGGACTTGCGGTTTACATGTGCATGTCAATAAAGCGTTTTTTGACGACCGCGGTTATAACAGATTGAAAACAATTCTTTTCTTCTTCAAGGATGAATTATTCCAATTTTCACGCCGCCAGCGTTGGAACTATGGTTATTCAGATTTTGGCGAAAATATTGCTAAGAAAGATGTAACTATTCACAAGGCGAAAAGCATTAAGAAATACGGTCATAACACCTGGTTTAATGAAAATAAGCCTGGCACTTATGAGTTCCGTTTTTTCCGTGGTACGCTTAGATATGAAACTTTCATGGCTTCTTTGGAACTGGTGCATAACATCTGCATGATGGCTATGAGCAACCAAGATATTATAACATGGGATTCACTTCTTGATGGTGAATATTGCCGTGAATACAGCAATTCACGCGATATCTATTGCGATAGTGAATTAAGTTTAGGCGAACTTGAGAAAAAAGAAAAAGAACTAATGCAAGTGATCAAAAAAGGTTTAGATGAAAATGTTTTTATCAATTTAAATCATGTATGTGTTGGTGAGATTGTAGGAGATACAATTGTTTTCTATTGTCTCTATAACAATAGCGGAGAACTACACAAACGCCGCCAAAGCTATATTGACTTATCGGAGTTCGACACTTTCGAAAAGCATGGCTATTATTATTTATGTAAAAGAAAAGAACTTTCTAACTTGTTAGGAGGTGAATTCTAATGTGCATTATTGCAATCAAACCAGCTCATCATAAAATGATCGATGAAACGACACTAGAAACAATGTTTGACACCAACCCCGACGGCGCGGGTTATATGTATGCTTACAACAATAGAGTACATATAAAAAAAGGTTTCATGACCTTGAAAGAATTATTAAATAGCCTTGATAATCTAAAAAAGAAAATCAATATTGAAGAAATACCTTTAATCTTACATTTCCGTATTTCCACTAGTGGGAAAACAGATGGCGCCACTTGCCATCCTTTTCCTGTCACTAGTGATCTAAACGCTTTACGAAAAACACACGTTATAACCAACTTAGGAATGGCGCACAATGGGATTATTAGTGATTTTGAGGAAAAGAAAAGTATCTATAGCGATACACAATTATTTGTGAATAAATGTGTATCATATCTCTATGATATGAACCCTAAATTCTTACACGATGATAGAACGAAAAAGCTGCTAGAACCTATTATAAATGGTTCACGCCTGGCGTTCTTAGACAGTCACGGCAATATATACCGCTATGGCGATTGGATTGAAAACGATGGTTTCTATTATAGTAATGAGAGTTATATCCCATGGCGAGCACGATATTATCATTATAACGATGCTTATTATAGTAAATATTATTATGGTGATGATTATTATTACTATGGTGATGAGGATCAAGAACTAAAAATTTTAGAAAAGTTAGAAGCCTATGAGGAGATAACCAATTATAATGATATCTGTTTTATTCGTACAATGTATGATATAGTAGAAGAAAGCAATGGTGTAGAAATTTATGACGTGATCGGTATGTTTGTAAAGGTGGATCCAGTCGCAAGCCGTGCTATTCGTATCGAGGGGGTTGATTAATGCTTAGATTATTGATGTATTTTTTATTTTTGCCGTTTTGGTTGATATGGTGGTTTATTAAAGCAGTTTTCTTCTTTATGTCATGGTTGGAAATCTGCTTACTTTCTTTCAATGGTAAGAGAATTATAAAAAGAAGATGGTAACATCTTCTTTTTTGTCGTTCATAAACATTTAAACGTTCATAAACATTTTATGATCATAGGTAAATAAGCAATATAAGCATTCTAAGAGACTTTTTATTTATAAGTGGTATAAACAATCATGACCACATAAACAACGCTTAGAATTGAAATGTGGGCTATTTATATAATGCAGCTCATACACACCAATTTGTATACATTACTACAGGGCTTTAAATAGCCCTTTTAAGCGTGTTTAATCATATCGTGATATAATTATCATCTTTCATATAAACGTGTCTTAGAATTGAAATATAGCCTATTTAAGGCTATAGGCGCATGTGATTTATACCATGAGCGCATGTAATCTATACCAATATAAGCATAGAACCACAAAAAAATCTATACACAAGAAAAATGGAAAAAATACGGCAAAATTTCAGATGACGTACAGCGCCGTCAGAATTTTCACACGCATGATGGCAGAATTTTCACGTGCATATGTAAAAAGGTGAGCAAAAACGCTCACCTTTTTTATTTCTCTTCAAAATCTGCATCTATAACAACAGCAGAAATTTCCTTTTCAATCTGTTCAATTGATTTGCTTTCAGAAACCATGTGATGAACCTTCACATCCTGGTTATCTCTATAGCCGAAATTGGATTTCAGCAGAAATACAGAAGCATTTCTATCCATAGTTCCTTGAAGTGCTCCCTGTTCGAGATTATCAGCCATCAGATTAAGCATCTGTGAGAGAAAAATCGTTGTTTCATGATTAGGTCTCTCAGCGATCCATCTGTTAACAGTGTCTGGTGAAACTCCAAGACAGACACATAGACCTCTCAAGGTAGGAACTCTGTTGTTTTCATCGCAGTAAGTAAGATATTCATAACTTCTGTTCTTGATTACATCAAAATCGTTGATCGTCGCTCTTTTTAACTTGAGCATCTCTCTTGCACGTGCGACAGGCAGCTTGCTTTCGCCTATCTCGTTGTAGTCGAACTTCTTCTTCGCCATTTTTTTACCTCCTAAAAATCGAAACTACAAAAAAATATTGACAAAATAAATGACCGATGGTCAGATTCAACTCCCTACTCTCATGTATCACATTCACACATCCCCCCCGGCAAAAAAATCGCACACACACAAGGGGGATGGGTGGTCTGTATATGCCTAGTGTGGGGAATTGGGGGTTTTTGACCCCTTTTCCTATACTCCCTATATATAAATACATATATATCTCTTTATATATTCTCTATACTATTTACTTATATATAAAATACCCCAATACCCCATAATATATAAAAAAGTAAGTATATATCAGTATTTTTTACAGGGGTATTTTTCTAACTAATAGGGGTATTAGGGGTACTACGGTACCATTTAGGGGACTATTCTAAAAAGAGTAAAAAATAGTCGTGGGGTGTTAGGGGTGTTTTAAAACACCATAAGTTGTGTATCCCCCTACTTTTTCACCAAAAACCACTGCTTATGAATCACTTTCAATTCACAATAGGGTGTTTCTGTTCCGTCAAAATAAGTAATTGCCCCCTTCAGATTCTTGTAGAAGGTGTTTCTCCCCGATACTCTGTATCTGCATTCATCGCACCATTCTTTGTATATCTCATACACTCTGTTAGCCCTCATCGATGTAAGAGTCATGCCGTTATCAACCCAGTCGAACTCGTTGAGGAACTCGATAACATGGTTGCTCTCGATAGCGAACTCGTATTCCAATTCCTTATCCTCATCTATCTCGCTGAACTTGTAGCCATTCTCAATCAGTCTGACATAACCATCAATGCTCCATCGCAATACTGCTGGCAGTACATCCTCGCTTGTGAGAAGTGTGTCGATTCCTGGTATTGCTCTGAATACATGGATATCATCCACTCTTGACTCGTCTGTGGTGAATGTGTTGTTGAACTTGTGCTTTGTACCCTCGAACCTTCTGAGCCATCCGCCGTTTGACTTGTTTGCACGTGGCAGTTCGTTACAGTCGATGAATATCTTGCATCTAGGCTTGAATTCAATGCGTGGCTTGCCCTTCACATCTGTAGATATGACATCGTTTGATGTGATTGCCTTGAAGATAGGCTCTGCCTCCTTGATGTCGCTTGTCGCTTCATGACAGAAGTTGACATACTTACCTAATAACTGTAACGTGTCAAATCGTCCACCTAGACGGCTTAATTCTAGAGTGCTGCATAGTTTACCATCACCCAGCAGAGCACTCAGTACCTTTGTCAGTACGCTCTTTCCGTTGCTTCCGTTTCCATAGAAGAGGTACGCCTTGTCCTGTATGCTGTGTTCCATAAACACCGAGCCGAAGTACTCTGCGAATCGCTTGATCAGCTTCTCGTCACTGCTTGTGGTGCTGCTTAGGAAATCCTCCCAGTCTTGGCTGTATGCATTCTCTCTGTACTCGTAGTTGAGTACATAGTCGTTGAAGTCATCGGGATTGCGCTTTCTAGTGAATCTGTAATAGCCGTCAAAAGGATTCTCGGTGAAGTAAAGCGTGCCGTTCTTGAGGTTCAGACAGTTCACCTGGTTAGGGAGTGTATCATCATATACGATTGTTCTGACCTTGTTCAGTATTGCTGATTCAAGATTGAATGATACATCAAACATCTCCATGATTCCCTGTCTGATGAGTGCATCATCGCATCTGCTCCAGTATGTGCCGTTGAATCGGTAGAAACCGAGTGATGGATTGCATCTTAATTTATAGTCATAGTTGGCAATAAACTCATGGGCATATTCATCATTTGTCTTGCCTCTTGTCAGTTCCCTTCGTATTTCCTTCATTTCTTCGCCGTCAGCACTTAAAACTTCCTTGGCATATTGCAATATGGCTTTCTTCTTAACTCTGCTCATATAAGGGCTGTGTGCCTTATAGACATATTCCATCAGTTCATCCATATCAGACATGGTTGCTTTCAGATACCATAGCGTGCCGTCCACTGCATGATTATTCAACAACGTGCTAGGTGAGAGCCCGGCGCAGTAGCAGTCGCTCACATCCTTGCCGTACTTCTTAGGGATGTTGACTATATCGAACGGTATATTGTGTTCGAACAGCTGCTTTGCAGTTGCTGTTGTGAACTGCACGCCTCTTCCGTCATTGTCGTAGCAGATTGCCACACGCTTGAATTTCTTGGCAATCTTGCATAGATACTCCGTCTGCTTGTTAGATAGTCTCGTAGCACTCGACAGGACTCTGTAGCCTTCCTGGTAGAATGTCAAGAAGTCGAATACTCCTTCTGCAATGACGATTGTATCATTGTCAGCATAAGTCTCACTTCTGTTAAGTGTATCAAGACCGTACAGTGTATTCTCCTTGAATGCCTCCTCTAGGTATGGCTTCTTATATTTAACGACATCGTACTGACTTCTGTTTCTAGCGCAGTAGTAGACGCAGCTGTTATTCTTGAAAATAGGGATGATGATACGTGGTACATCGACCATCTCACCGTTAGGAGATTTCTCCTTGAATACATGACTTCCTATATAAAGGTTATTGATGGTGCTGTCCTTGATCTTTCTTTGATGCAGATACTCTATATCCTCTTCCGTCAATTCGTTATGCCACTGTAGTATGGCATTGTTCCATTCTCTATAGTTCTGCTTGTATTCTGTATCGTTGAACGCAAGATTGAAACGATGGCACATTTCTCTGAATGCTTCTGATTTATCGCCATCATACTTTGCATATGCAAGCATGTCTGTAACATCTCCTCCGACACCGTCACTGAACGAGAACCAGGAGTCCTCGCTCACCATGACACTGTTGGGATTATGTCCTTCATGAATAAAAGAGGGGCAACGATATGTGCCCCCGTTCTTGTGCAGTTCGATGCCCAGCTCTGCAGCGAGTTCAATGCAGTTTATATTCTGTTTTATTTCGTCATACAACCTCATAGTAATCAATGTCCTTTCCTATAAATTCCTTGTATTTCTCCACATCCAGCACATCGCTCAGCTGTATCTCACCCCTGTCGAGCTGCTCTCCGAGCCTTTTGAGCTGTGCCACCTCTCCGTTCTTCGCATAGAGCATATTGTTTGGATAGCATTTCTTTCTGAACAGGAAATACATGGCTCGTCTGTACTGCTTGAAGTCGCAGTCGCTTGCAACCCATACGTGATAGTTCATCTTTGCGAAGATATACCAGTACCTTCTGAATGCCTTCTTGTTAAGATAGAAATCAAGCGTATGTCTTGTTACGTTCGGCTCATTAGTGAAGAAGAATTCATTTATCTCATAAATCGTGCCTTCAAAGACAACTTCGTTTGTTGTCTTGTCTACTACTATCCTGTCTCTAGCGAATGTCTGTGTAATAGGCAGTCTCAATTCGTTTCTGATGTAGTTAGGATATGAGCCGTACTTCTTCTTGAAGTACAGTTCCTTGACGCCTAAACTCTTGAGTTCCTCGACATATGGTGGTCTATGCTTCTGCTTGTAGAAATTCAGTATGATATTTCTGTATAGATCACCTCTGTAATCACTCATGACTTATCACCACCTTTCGTATTATCTTATGAATCTTTTCTGAAATTCTCTTATTGTCTCTCGACCTGGTATACTGCTTTTGGTAACTCTCTTGCATTTTGAATTGACTGTATGTATCAGAAAAGTGTACCTTTTCGTATCACCTAGTGAATCGGCATCATTATAGTACTTGTTGGAAATCATCACTACATCATCTATGTCGATTGTTCTTCCTTCGAAATCAAATGTGCCGTGTTCCTTTTTCGGTCTGAACTCTTTAAGGTATCTAAGCATGTCTTTGGCTAAGCGTTCATCGTAGAACTTCATCGAATGAATCTGCTTTCCGTTATGATAGAACTTTATCAGCCATGCATCACCTCTCATATTATAGTCTGCCGATTCCATGAACCACGTAACATTATCCAGGTTTATCAGATAAAAGCGATTCTTCAGCGCATAGAACTGCGACGGATTAATTGGATTTCTGAATGTGCACCACACTTCTACTAGTCTTGCCATTTAAGATTCCCCCTTTCCACATTACCACATAGCATACAGCACAAGCAGCAGCGTGATAGTTATCAGCCCAGCAAGAACGAAGAAATCTCTGTTCGAATGTTCCAGTTCTTCATGCAGTTTATCATTCTGCTCCAGCAGTTTTTCGTTGGTTTTCTGCATATTGTCAATTACTTTTGTTAGTTCTTCATTGTCCATCATTTACATCTCCTTTTTCAAGCAATTCTATAATCTTGTCAAACTCTGTTTGACTTGGCTTAACTCTAGAATGAGGAAAGACATTAAGATTAACCTGTCTATATTCCGGTCTCATCAGATCATCAAGGATAAGGTTGCATAGATACTCTAGTCTCATTCTTTCATCGTTATAGTAATCCACTTCACACATAGATAAGTACTTAAGCCAGAGATCCTTGTACCATAACAGTTTGATATCCATTGGAGTTAGTTCACTTTTCTTCTGCATCATTCTATTCCCTCCTGTTCTATAGGATATAGAGTGAGTATCGCATACTGTTCCTGTGCATATGCTCTATACCCTATGATTCTGTATTTGCTTCTTAGTTCATCGATTACATCACTTAACTGTCTCATTGAATAGTAATCGACTTTCTTGTAAATATACTCATTCATCTGTATATCACCACCATACTCGGAAACGGTGCTCCTGTAGTTGCACCTCCGAATTTCAGTCTGCCTTTTACAAACCTTATTTCCGCCTTTCCATAGATATAGTTGTGAAACCACCTGGTATCCGTTCTAGAAGGAACAAGCATTACCACGGTAGTGTTCTCTTTTCTTGACTGCTCGTATGAGTATTTGACCCACTTACCAATCTCTCTGCCGTAGGGAGGATTACAAAAGACTATGTGCCCCCCCAATCATGTGAGAGACCGTCTTGCTCTTTTGTGTAGAATTTCTTGCATTTATGATTCTGTTCATTGGCGCATGGATCTAGCGTAAAGTGAAATTCCTTGTTGAGCTGGTCAAAAAAATCCTGCGGCGTAGCCCATTCATCGGTCTTCGATGAATAATGTACAGACATGTTACTCTCTTGCTGAGGTCGTTTTAGTTTTTCCACGTAATTCCTCCTTTTTAGCAACGGTCTTCAAATATCAGATTACATCGTTTCATTCTTTACTACTCCTTGCTTCATTTATGGATTTCTTCAAACACGATCTGACGAGGAAGCATTCTATGACATATATATACACTGCTGAACGGTGGATTTAGACTTGGCTTCTGATCGTTGTAATTTTTAAAATAAGAAACTCGTCTATTCAGATACATACATTCAAACGTGTTATCGCGAAACATCTCAAATCGTTTCTGACTTTCGAATAACCCAACCACTCCAACGAGCATCGCAAAAGGTGTGTCTAGTTCAAATAATCGTTGTAACACCTCAGTTTTCAAACTGTATGGAGGGTTGGAAATAATGTAATCACATTTGGGTAGTGTCATTTCAAAGAAATCACCACCGTCGCTTATGTGAGAGTGGATGACGTTATACCCGGCATTTTCGAATTCTTTGACAAATAGACTGTCTTCTGTGTCAAAAGGGCACCATATAGTCGAACCTGGTTTAACGTATTTCATAATAGGTTCAACTGCATATGACGGAGTGTAAAACTCGTCATTTTTACTCTTTGCAATTTCTGAAACTATCATTTAAATCCCTCCTTATCTTCCAACGACTTTTGATAATAAGTCTTCATACAATTTCTTGAACATATCTCTTTCAGCGGTAAGTTGGATTTCCTTCTGCATTGATACTAATCCCATATCATTATTAGGTTCTGCATCATTAACAGATGCCACTGGTACATTCATACCTAGAGAGCATCTTAATCCACGTTCAATTCCTTCCATTTCTTCGTCACTTACAGTTCTCACATAAGTACCGATTCGATCTTTTTCAACAGTATGGATAGTTTCGCAGAGAGCAGTAGAAGGTGTTTTGCAGAACACATCTACATGAGTAGGCATGTCTCTCTTGATTTTTGTTGTAAGATAGACAACCTCGACATATTCACTGCCTCTGTTTAGATGGTTATCTGATACGATTACACCAGGTCTTCCTGTTGTATCGTAAGAATAAGAATCGTTGAAATTCTTAGAATATGTAATATAGAAGATATCTCCTCTCTTAACTTCTTTTGTGTTTAAACTATAGTTCATAATAATTCTCCTTTATTTATTCTTTCCAAAAAAATCCAATAGCAATAAGTATGATTGTGCATGTCATAAGCAGAATGCCTATGATATCCATAATTGCATCATTCATCTTATTTGCCTCCTTTTAAAACCTTCTTTAATTCTTCAGCCATTTTCGTGATATATTTTTCGCTTGCCCAGGCCTTCTTCACTCCCATATTTTCATAGAATTCCATAACACCAGAGGCATATGATTGGTTTTGCTTAATACATCTATCGTATTCGGCACGTTTGTTACGTGTATCAGCGTATCTTCCCCATTCGCTGACATCGTTCATAGCATCATTAATAGCCATCCATAAAGCCTCTCTCATGCCTTGACAGTATCTAAATGAAGCGCTATCCCAGTTTTCTAAAATCTTATGCTCTGCTTCCAATTCATCGCAGTACTTCTCTAAAGCTTCTGCATATCCTTTGAAGTTTACTAACGGTCTGCCTTCAGCATCTACAAGTATGGCAAAATCTATTTCTTTAGGTCTTTTAATCATCTTCATTCATCTCCTCTGCAATTAGTTCCATTACTCGGTCGTGTAATTGTTGAACTTCATCAAGTATCATGTTTTTCGTTCTTTCCGATGATTTTCGGTTGATAAGCAAGGAAATGTTTTCCTCTTGAAGTTCCTTACACTCCTTATTTAATTCTATATAATGTGCTTTTAAAGTTTTGTAATTCTCTAGAAGCCTGTTATAGTCTTTGGCGTGTCTTAATCTCTGCTTCTCGTTTTTATCGACCTGTTCGTAATATATCTCTCTTAACTGGTCATTCACTTTTGACAGATTTTGATAAAGTCTTTTGTAAACTTCACAATCATTTTCAAGCCTCTTGCACTTCTGCTTAAGTGTTTCTCTTTTATTCTTCAGCATTCTTTTCTTCCTCTTTTTCTTTTAACCAATCGTCAAGAGTCATTATTTCTCCAACAGATTCGTTGCTTTTTCTGTTAGAATCTTCAAGAAGTTCACTGTATTTTTTGTTAAGTTCTCTATTTTCTTTCTTTAACTTTGCCCATTCATAAGAAAGTTTGTCATGTCCCTCATAAAGATCGTCATATTCTTCTTGTAGTTTCTCTTTTTCAAGCTGCATCTGTGCAATGTAAATCTTGGTTGCACATTCAACAAGTGTATTTTGCAATCCGCCATAATTAAGACCTTTAAAAAATTGGTTATAAGCTGAATTTGATACCATTTCTAATATTTCTTTATAGGTCATCATTAATCACCTCGCAATTATCTAGAACCTCTTGAATTGATGTAGGTGTTGAGTCTTCCCACTTTACAAATTGGAATAAATTGTTAAATAGACCCAATTCATTATTCAATGAAAGACTTCCCCAACTATCTGCTTCTTTCTTTGGCTTGCTTTTGTACACGTAGATAATACCGTTTCTTTCACGTACAACGAATCTATATTGTCTCTTTTCAAGAAGATACTCTAAAATTCCATGTTCTAGTTCAGTCAACTTAACAGGCTCTTTGTACTCTGATAAAAGCCATTTTAATCTCGCCAATGAGCAATTACTTCTTTCTTTGACCATTCCACATTCAAAACAAGGTCTTCCACCACATTGCCAAAAACTGCCTTCTTTACCTTTGCTAAATGTAAAACTTCCAGCATCTCTCTCTTCGATAAACTTTAGCAATTTATCTCTATACTTTTCTCCGTTAATCATTTCCTAATACTCCACCTTATCTAAAGCATCTTTAATCAATGTAGGTTCTTTATCTTCCCATTTGATAAATTTGAAAAGATTTTCGAACGGACCTAAGAATTCTATATCATCCGGCTTAATGTCGCTTCTATTCCAATAAACATAGCCAATGTTATCATCAGTTTTTTCTTTATGAGGTTTATCTTCGTAAATACACAAGCAACCATCCTGGTCTCTTGCAATCCACTTAAAATGAGTGCAGTTTTCAAGATAATTCAAAATTACAATTTCTACAAAAGTATCACTAAAAGCGAAATTTTCCATTTTTCTTGTCCTCCTTGTTTAACTTCTTGAAGATATAATCAACACCTTCTTTAATGCTTTCTGTAGCCTTGTCTACGTTTTCATATGTTACGTATTGAGCAACCAGCATCTTATACATTGTTTCTTCAGAAGGAGTAACAACTACCCCTCCAACACTGATTGCAAAGACAATAAGCAGTTTTTTCAATACGTTTGGTAGTGGCTTCTTATCTTCTTCCACCACAGCTTTGAATATCCATGAGCCCCCAAAGAAAAGCAAACCAAATCCAATTATTAACGCTGCCAAATCACATACATCCTTAAGATTACTTACTACCGATATAACATAGAAAATCCATGGATTAATAATAGCCATTTAATCACCCCCAATACATGTACATACAATCTAGTGGAATGTCTTCTGCCTGTTCTAAAATGCATTCTCTTATTGAAAGTAGTGCATTGAGGGCGCTGGGCGTTTCCATCCAATTATTTCCGGGTATTAACCCAGCATACCCATAAGGGTTATGCGTTAATTCCTTGATTCCTCTATCTAAGTGCTCTAATACATGATCGCATCTATAATATTCACTAGAGTTAAAATTCCAATTCATGCAGCTTCTAAATAATTTTCCTAAGTTGTAACTAGGAGAAGAATGAAATGGATATGCGATTTCTGCATATTTATTGCATCCTTCAACCTTCACATAAATGCCAATACTGTAACTCACGTTATCTCACCACCTTTTTAAGTACTCTATCCACTTCTCGATTTATTTTGAATTTCTGCCATTCTATGACTTTATCGATATCCAAGTACCCTAGAGAAACCAACTCAGCGATACAGATTAATACATCAGCAGCCTCTTCGTGTAGATTACGTTCATACACGCCACGGAACCCATGTCTTTTTACTTTTGATATTGCTTGGATTAACTCTGCACATTCTTCCGATGCAATAGTGAGAGTTAAATCATCGCCATTAATGTGTGCGACTTTATCCAATTCTAAAATTCTGCTTTGTGGGAGTTTTAATAATTCCACAAATCTACTTATTTCTTTATACATTCTTTTCTTCTCCTGTAATGAGTTCTGCATTAGGTAGTCTTTCAATCCATTTGCAGAAATCTTTCCATTCATCCAACTTGTGATTTCTACGAGTTTCATAGATATTCAACAGATTTTCGTAATTCATAGTTACTGTTCTCTTTTGGTTATAAGAAGAAGGCAGTAACTGAATCATCTGCCACCAGTTATCCTTACTATGGTCTTGGATATAAAGCTGTCTAAAAAAATTCAAACAACTTATGATATCTTTGAATGGCTTATTGAGCACATCATCTTGCAAATGTTCAACGCTGAAATCATCAAGTGTGAACTCCTTGTCATGAATCTTGTGCATAGTACTGCAACTATTTGCTACAGTGCCGACCTTGTACGTGTCGAACTCTTTCCACCAATAGAGTGGTGCAGTAATATCAACACTCACAAAAATCTGTCTTAAGAATTTTCTATGACTAGGACCTGCATGAACTAATCTTTTCATTAGTTCCTTATCTTTTTTTCCTAGTAAAACCAGGTCATAATCAACAAAAGTATCGCTCTTATCCCAACTGTTCATAGGGTTTCGCATACCTCTAACGGCATGCTCGAATCCCCAAATATCTGCATATTTTAAAGTAATCATTTAACTTCCCCCCCTCTTAAATTGCTACTGTCAATGCAACATAAAATGCAATAACTGCCGCAAGGATTCCAATTACAATACGATAGTTTTTTAACTGTTCATCCTTGTTAGATAACATCTCTTCTTTGCATTTGAGTTTGTATCTTAATTCATTGATTTCATCGCAATCTCTTTTACGTCGTTTATAGAAACGGCATTCCAATTCGCGGTAATCCTTCATCAAGCCTTCATAATCTTCGTAGATTGCGTTCAATTTTGTAACTTTGCTTTCGATGCTTTCAGCCTGCCTTTGAAGGTTATCTACAGGCGTTGTTATGTATGACATCAATCTCACCTCTTTCGCTTAATTCTATGTATTTATCTAAGTACCATCTGGCCTTTTTGATATCTTCTAATCCATTCTTGTTAGCGTGACGATATAGATATTTGAATGCATTGCAGATGCAGAAGTTTTTCACTGCTTCTACACCTTGTGTCTCTTCCATTACTTCAATGCACTCAAACTTCCCTGTCTCATAATGAGACGGGTGGTTCACACAATCATTCATTTGTGTCCTCCTCTAACTTATAAATTCTAAATTTCTTATTTCCGTTTCTATATAATTTGGTGTAGAAATGGTGCAGAGACACACCAAGATAGCACGCACATTCTTGAGCATTGCCGACGCAGACACACATATCTTCTGCATCATATATCGCATACAGATTTTTCTTTTTTCTCAATCGCTATGACCTTTTCTATGTCTTCTAAGTTTCTTACGACATATACTCTATGCTTGATTGATTTTAGGAATTTGTGGTAATCCTCTTGAACTTTTCTTAATCTGCTACCTTTTTTATCTGTTTTCATTTCTACCCAAAACACCTCTCCATTATTCTTTAGAACTAATAGATCCGGTGTTCCTTCAATGCCTACTTTTATAGGATTTAAAGTCTTTGTATAATAAGTTCCAACAACCATCCTATATGGTGTGAAGCCAGCTTCGGACAGTTCCACCATCACCTTATTTTGAATAATATGTTCTAGCTGCACATTCCCTTCAACCTCATTTGGATATGTACCCATGCGACAGAGTAGCCACGTTCTCTAGCAATTCTCATAAGTTCATCACGACTCCTAGCACGGCCTACTTCCATTCTCATTTCTTTTTTCTTCTTGTTTAATTCCTCGACCTCTTGCTCTTTTACCACTCTCAGTTTGACATCTTCCATCTGTTTCAGTTCTCTACCCTTGACTTCGTATTCATATCCGCAGTAAGGACACTTATCAGCAGTCTTGAATACCTTGAAGCACTGGGGGCATGTACGGATAGAAAATGACCCATCGTCATTTATCATCTTTCTTTTCTTTGCACCGTCCAAGGACCATTCTCTGTCACTCGTTGGTAGACCATGTCTCTGAAAGTTTCCTACATAATCGATGATAACTGCCTTCTTTCCTTCTTTTGGAGTGAGACATCTCATTGACTGCTGAATGTACAGAGCAAGCGACATTGTCGGTCTGAGCAGTAAGCAGCACTCGCAGTCCGGAACTGTAATTCCTTCACTGATCAGTCCTACATTGCATAGTATTTTGAATTTACCCTGTTTGAAATCGTTCATGACTTTTTCACGTTCACTCGATGGTGTGTGACTGTCTAGATGAACAGCGCTCACGCCGTTCGCAATAAACAGGTCTCTAACCTTCTTGCTATGCTCTATAGATACGCAGTAAGCGATGGCTTGCTTGCCATCAGCAAGTTCCTTGTAATACTTGAATATATCGCCATAGACGCAGTTTTTAGTGAATAGGTCTTGTAGTTCACTTGTACGATAATCGCCCCTCACAATCGCTATATCACTTGTGTCGATACCGATATTAGGCGCATAGTAATCATAATTACTGATTGCTCCTCGGTTCATTAATTCATTAGCCGTTATCCCCTGTACAATACAGTCAAACAGTGATAATCTATCACCATTCAATCGTGTAGGAGTTGCAGTGAATCCAACCACAAGAACCTTGTAATGATCGCATACCTTCTTATAGCTGCTCGCTTCACTCAGATGACATTCATCAATGAAAATGACCGATGGTTTTTCACGTTCGTCTAAATGATTGGCTTCTGTAAAGACACTCGCAACTCTAGCATTTGTTATGCTTAACTCATTAAGCAATGCTTTATGCTGCTTCATCAGTTCTTTTCTATGAACAAGTACCAAGCCATAACCTTTTAGGTTTTTTATCATTTCAGCCATAAGAAACGACTTGCCACTTCGGCAAGGCATCTGAATAAGTATTCCTCTCTTGCCTTGCCTAATGGCTTCTACCGTTTTCATGTATAGGTCTTCTTGATAATCCCTTAACATAATCCTTTAGAATTGGACATCGTCGATTGATGGTGGTGTTAATGACTTTGGCTTTGTATCGCTAGACTGTGCATCGCCAGGTTCCTGCCATGCTGGTAAGTTCATTGCCTGTTTCTTGCTTAAGAAATAGTGAACGCCTGTACGATCGCCTCCGTACTGATCTTTTTCTTTTCTTGTCTTTAATGCACCGACTTTGCCGACCCACTGACTTGCTTCCATATTCCCTCTAGGGATACCAAAACTATCATAAATAGACTGTAGTTTCTGGTTTACGATTGATGCATGAGATGCATCAAAAACAAGGTTGTAGAATAGTTTCTGATTATGACCACTGATATCAAGCATTAGACTGATCATCGGTTTCCCTGTTGATGTCGTTGTTTCTTCTGCCGTCTTGATACGACATCTGTACATACCTTGAGGTAAATCAATAAACTCGTTTTCTACCTCTTCAAATCCCCAATTAATTGCCATTATTTATTTCCTCCTGTACTGAATAAATCTTCTTGTCTGCACGCTTTTCTATCGTCGTGCTGATTTTTTGCATAAACATTCTTTGTTGAAAGAAGTCTGATTACTCTTTCACCTGTAGATGTGATTTCTAGATGACCAACCACATCGCATAGACCACATACGTTATCCCTGGCACTCTTCTGAATTCTAGGCATGAATGATGTATACTGTTCTCCTGTTGGTGAAGTGACATCCACTAATTCTTGCCATGCTGTTAATAGAATTCTCTTCTGTAATGTTTTTAGGTTTCTGATGATTCTTGCTAAACCAAACTGAAATTTCTGATAATCGCCTTGTGAAGGAACTCCGTCATTTCTTCCAAGCTGGCCATAATAAGATAGGATGCAGCTCTGTAATTCGCTCACGTTATCGATTGCGATATTGTCATATTTATCCGTATTGCTTGCTAACCACGCAAGCGCTTCGTTCATGCTGTTTACAATATCGTCTACATCGATATCTACAATTAGAATCCCTTTAGCGTTAGGACTGTTCTTTAAGACACCGCTTGTCTTATCGATATCTAAGACAACTGTCTTGCCTGGCAGTTTACCGATTGTTGTAGTTTTTCCATCACCTGGTTTTGCATAAAGCAGACAGGTAAACGCTTCTTTTTCGATGTTATCTGCTGTGTACGTTTTTAAAGCCATTTCTTTTTACCTCCGTTTTCGTTTAATTCTTCGTTTGTTGATGACTTCTTTTCGAAGTCAACTAACGTTTCAGCATCTCCGTTATAGTTGCTGCAGATGCCCGAGAAAGGACAGCCAAGAATAGAACACGCTCTATCATTTCTATAGAAGAACTTCTCTCTGTCACATCTTCTGATTTCTTTAGCCATGGCAACTAGATTTTTTCTCTGTCCTTCCAGTTCTTCCTTTGTACGACTTACAGTGAATACTCTGATCTTTCTTTCTGTATCTTCGTCATACCATGCTTCACAACGTTCAATGTATTCATCTAATGTCTCTGTCTTCTTTAGACGAATTGTTGGCTTAGTGATGACTGTGTAAGTGACTGGTCTAGTTTCTTCCTTAGCAATCAGATAATTACTTACCTGGTCGTTCATGAAATCAACCTTGTACATATACTCGTCGGTAATGTAGTTGCCGGTTGTTTTATGTTCGATAAGTCCATCGACAGACACTGCATCAATCTTTCCTTTTAGATAGATTCCTCTCGCTAGTCGATATCTGAATTCCTGTTCAACATCGACAATCTCCGGCAACTGAGGGAGAATATACTTGATGAATGCTCTTGCCATCGCATCTGTATAATCGTGACTTTCAGTGAATGAGCCTGTAGTAAGGATTTCTTCTACCTTTGCATGATAGCTGCTTCCTATCACTAATGCCTCGTTCTCTTTCTTAGGTTTCAGCAATTCTCTGTATTCAAACCAATATCTTCTTCTACAGTCCTTGAAATTATTGATTTGACTTGTTGTGACTTCGTAAATCATTTTGTCTACCCCTTTCTTCTCGCTTACTCGTAAGCACCTAGAGCCGTGGGATGGATTTTGGAAAATGATAGGAGAAATGACAAATGCAACAGTCTTGCTCCCACGGCCGTAGATGCTTACGAATCTACTTTTATTTATTTGTGTATTTCTTAAACAATGCTTCTATGACCTCATCTGTTGGACTCATATTCCATTCGGTCATATAAGATATAAATGCCTTCCTAGGTATGTGGACCGTTCTTCGTCCATTCTCTCCTTCTACAACAGAGCCAGGCATAACTCCCTGTTGAATTGCATTGATAATGAATTCTCTGCTCTTATGAGTGAGTTCCATCGCTTCGCTGACACTCATGTTCCATTCATCCATTGAGATCTCCTTTCTTTACGTTCGGTATTGCCGTACGCTAGGGCAAAAAAATTAAAATTCTACATCTGTATAAAGGATTTGACGAGTTGGATTCTTTTTGTTGTAGTAATCCACCAAGTTGCTGAATGCTCCTAATTCCATTTTTCGTGGTTCTTCTTCCCATTTTTGGAAAGTAGGAATAGAGCACCCACATAATTCACTGGCGTTTTTTAAAGTCAAGTCAGCGCCAACTCTAATTTGTTTGATTGTTAACATCTACTCACCTCTTTCTTTTTGGAGTCCGGTACTACCGAACTCATGTCTATACTATACCCCCCTGCGACGTTCGGTGTCAACATAATTTTTAGCAATTTTTAAACATTTTTTTGCAAACATAAAATTATTTAATTTTTATTAAACGGTTGCCTGCACCGGAAACCAATGCTAAAATGATGATGAAGAAAGGAGAGAAAATAAAATGAAAGACGAATACTATAAGGTAGTAGGCGCATTCTTCAAAGAGAAGCGAGCTGTAAAAGGAGTATCTGTCAATGATTCTGCGGTTGCGGTAGATCATGCAAAAACATGGTACTACGATGTTGAAACAGGTAGATGCCGAATATTTCTGAAAGACACCATAGCGTTATGCAAATACTTCAATACAGATTTGAATGAATTACAAGAATACTTAAATAATCACTACTACAATAAAAAATAAGAAAAGAACTAAATATTTTAATAAAAAAAAGCACCCTAGCGCCAACTAGGATGCAACGTTCGTAAAAGAAACCATCTCATAAAGTCCTTCTACGTGTTTAATTATATCATGATTGGCATGTACAAGGCAAAAACAAATAGAAAGGACGTGCCACATTATGGCTAGAAAGACTAGATTTGGGCGCAGACCCAACAATACTGGAACAGTAGTTAAACTATCGGGCAAAAGAAGAACTCCCTTCTGCGCTCGTGTAATGAGTGATGAACGTGATATCATAACAGGAAAAAAGAAACAGATATGTATAGGAACTTTCGCAACTCGTGAAGAGGCACTAAATGCGTTGTCTCTTTACTCTCTAAAGAAATCTAATATTATCTCAAACGAAGAGGCCAGAAATATTGCTCCTAATTTATTTGATAGAATTCAAGAGAAAACCAAGAAGCATGTTCCGACATTCAAGGATATTTATCACATCCTAGACGAAGAAGAATTCTGCAAACTTTCGAAATCGGCAAGAAATGGATATGCATCGTGGATTAAGCATTTTGAAACCATATACAATAGACAGATAGATAATATAACTCTCGCTGATCTACAATATGTATTCGATAATGACAAGTCAAAGAATGGAACTCAAATGCACATGAAAGTTCTATGTTCCAAGATTTTTGAATACGCAGTGATTCATCAGTATATTTCGAGAGACTTCGATTATACATCTTATATTAGAACTGCTGAATTCAAGCAGTCAGCAAAGCACTATCCGTTCACCATGGATGAAATCAAAAAATTAAAAACAATAAACACTTCAGAAGCATATTTGATACTTATATATATTTACACTGGCCTTCGAGCAGGTGAATTATTAAACATTAGCAGAAGCAACATTCACATAGATGAATACTGCAATGACGATGGCTCAAATAAATCGATAAGTTACATTGTGACAGGTTCCAAAACAGATGCAGGTAAAAATAGAGTTGTACCGATACACAATGATATTAAACAGTTCGTCATTGATGAACTACTTACTTCGGACAAACGATTAATAGATTGTACGTACGCATCATTGAATAGTACCGTGTTATCGACTGTAAATGGATATTTGAAAGCGACGCACACAATGCATGATACTCGTCAGACATTTGCATCACTGTGCCAATTATATAAAGTGGATGTATATGCAAGAAAGAAAATACTGGGTCACAAATTAAAAGACATCACGTTTGATATCTATACAAATGCCTCCAAAAATAAGTTGTGGACAGAAGTGAATAAGATTATAATATAG